AGCCTTAGCTGCATCAGTGCCAAAGTTAGCTATCTCTACTAGCTCATCTATCTCATCTTGATTAGACTCTTGATAGACTCCATTAATCTTACCTCTGAGCGCCTTGGTCATATCAGCCTGAGTTCTACCAGTCAATGTATACTGATACATCTGATCTGATAACTCTTGACCGTATGAGTTGGCTATCTCCTCGAATCCCTGAAATGCTAACTGTTGCAATCCCTGTAACACTTCCTCTGGTACACCAGTAAATGATAATGACTCTGCTAGGTTCATCTGGATCTGTGAGTAAGTACCGATAATACCATCAGCCTCGCTCAGTATAGTATCCCTGATAGACTCTTGAATGTCAGCACGTGCATTGATAGCCCATTCTAAATCGAACAGCTTACCGTCATTCAGTGGCGCTTGACTAGCTAGATTAGCTATACGATCCTCTAGTAACTGCAAGGATCTGATCATTCTTAATGAGTGATCATCTCCCTGCTTTTCTAAGTATTCTAGATACTCGTTATTGGTCATTATTCTGCACCACTGGGGCTAGCAATTCATCACCCCCAGCAACATCATCTAAACCAATCTTACCACGAACCTCGTTAGCACTTACGACACCAGAATCAATATGATACTTATAGATCTGAGTTTGCTTATTGAAGTCACCTAGACCACTTGAGTTAGTTTCAATCTCTAAATGAGACTTAGCTAATTGCTCATCATCCAATACTAGATCCGCTATCTGCTTATCTACTTCAATCATTAGAGTAGTTGATTTAACACCACTAGCTTTAACCTGCTGCAAGAACACTAGCTCCTGCGGGTAATCTCGAATGTCGAATGAGTCAGAATAGAATATCTCTACATCTGGTGTGACTTCTTGCCACTGACAAACTAAGCGCCATATCTGTTCCTCTGCTAACTCTAGCTCGTCTGCTTTCTCTGCTAACTTAGCATTAAGCATCTGGAACTCAGTCTGCATAGCCACACCTGACATTGTAACCGCTTCACTACCTCGAACCGCACCCATATGTGACATCTTATTAATCATCTGGATCTTATCTTCAATGCTTGCGCGTACTGCGTCTAAGTTGCCACCATCAGGCTGTAGTTGATACGGCTTTAAGTTACCGTCCATATCATCTGACATATTGATAATAGCACCAGCACCAGCGGTAGCATCAGTGTCATGCGTCTTAACCAGTGTAGGGTGATTACTAATTCGGATTAATTGCTCAATCTCTGATAGTTCCTCATAAATAGCTTTTTGCATATATGAGATATCAGCAATATCACTTGTTCCAATACCGCGTACATTACTACGATTAGCTGGGCAATAAACCGCTGGTATCTTACCTAGTGCGTTATCAATAGACTCGACCATCGTACCATCATCATCTGAACCGTCAGACTCCCATAGCTCGATAGTGTCATTTGTCCACACTCGATAATGCACCACTGTAACTGTATCTGATTTACGATCAATGCTTTCACGCAGTTTAAGATAAGTTAACTCATAGCGCCCTGTTGCTGTTCGCTCATACTTCCAATCTATCACGTTTTCTGGTGTGAATAACGTCAGATAAGGACGGATTCCTAAGTTAAGTTCCTCGGCTCTAGTGCCTACTACTGATTTAGGTTTATCAACCATCACCCACACATGACCATAAACACTCGCCCATGTTTGAGCTTGCTTCATAAAGCTATTGAATGAGCGACCATCTAGATCTGCATCCTTTTAATATGTCGTCTAATGCTGGGTTATTCGCCAGTGAGTTAAACACTCGCACTGGTGCAACACGCCATAAGAATGAGGAATAATATGCACGATATTACGACAATGATTGTCCAGTGGCGTTAGTGCTATTCTGCGCTGATATTCTTCTTTAGTCTCGTTGACGTACTTAGTTAAGTATTCACCGTCTTTATATTCTTCACCGCCTAGATATGAACGAATGTAAAACTCCCACTTAGCTGAGTTATTATCATATTCTGGGTGTGTATCTGTTACTTTCATTACGTCCACCTTTGCGGCTGTGATTGTTTATATTCTTTCTTGATAGGATAGATGTAATCTACCAGATATCCTAACGCATCATTCATATGGTCATAACCATCCTTTAACGGTTGATTAGTACCCTCTTTATATATCTGACGCTCTAAACCCTTGATAGTCTGCTTACACTTCGGATCAAGAAATATGCGCCTAACTCCATCGCTATTCATTAGCCTAGAGTTAACTGAGTTAATACGGTCTCTCACTGCTGTATGTTTGTTTCTAACATTAACAACATAACCAGCATTTTGTAATATTGATAAATCAGTTCTACCACCTGCGCTAGTTTTTCGCTGTCTACTAGCTGGATCTGGGTAGACTGTAATATTACATTTAGGGTATCTATGATTTATCTCTGATACCATCTCATCAGTATTGCTAGAGTATATCACGATCTCATCTATAAAATGTAGTGTGTCTTTTTCACGCACTGCAACACAAGCACTCATCGGATCTAAGTTGAAATCCATACCTATATGAATATCCCTGATAGAACCATCATAGACCTCTAATGATTGCTCTCTATCAAAGTTGTAATAGATGATACCAGCGTAGTTAACAAAACTAGCTAGATACTCCTGCTCGAATGTTCTTTCATCCAGATCAGCCTTAGCGCTTTCTATCTCACTCTCTGATACGTTACCACCCTCTAGAGTAGTATATTGGAATGAGCGCCAGTTATCGTGCTTATCTGTGCCTTTAGTCCATAAGTCATAAAAGTGATTTCTACCCTTTGGCGTGCCAATGAATAAAGCGTCACCCTGTCTATCTGATAATGACGGACGTATAACCTCAAACCACGTCTCTGGCTTCATATCAGCAAACTCATCTAGCACTGCTAAATCAAGCGAGCGACCACGTAAATTATCTGGTTTCTCTGCGCCTTTTAGACTTATCTTTGAGCCGTTGAGTAGCGTAACCGTTAAACTGGTTTCATTGGTCTTAGCTATGTACTCTACTGGGATAGTGGTTATTAGCATATCCCATGCTATTTCCTTAGCGCTCTTATAGGTGGGTGCAATATACCAGCAATTCTTACCCTTGCCTGATAGCGCCTTTTTAAGTAGCTCTATTGTAGATAGATAAGTCTTACCGAATCTACGACCAGCCACCACCGATCTAAATCTCTCAGTGCATTTAAACACTTCTGATTGTGGTCTACTAAGTATCATGCAAGTATACGTTGATTTGTGGTAGTTCTTTTTCTTCCATCTCTTTCTCTTTCCAACCTGCTTGAGTCTTGAGATAAAAGATAGATGCTGTAGTGTCACCTGTAATAGCTTTTTCTATTAAGCCTTGACCTACATTTAAGATAGTTCTAGATCTACCCTTTTTATATTGTTCAGCAACCTCTGGCTGACGCTTCATAATCTGGGTAAATGTATTACGACAAATGCCAAAATAATCGGCTATTTGCTCCTGTGATAAAGCACATGCTAACGCACCTACTTCGATTGTTTGTTCTTCTGTTAATACAATAGCGGTACGTCCACCACCATCGCCTTGATTGCCTATTTTCATATATTTACCATGTTACCCTCATGTAAGGTCTGTACATTATATCATCAATTACTGCTCTGCATCCACTCTCTCATTCTTTCGTTAAAAGTTGTCATCCTAGTCTTACTTTGTTGGTATGCTTTATAGTCTTTATAGCCACCACCGTCACGCTCATAGAACTCGATAATGTACTTATCTTTAACTTTCAGCTCCTTATTGTAGTACGGTCTGCTTTTATCTATCTTTAACTCATCAGCGAATAGCTCACCCACTGGCAACCCTAGCGCCCTAACTACATCAGTACCTTTAGCCCCACATGAAAAACAATGGATCAATACGTCACCTTTTTGTGTCTCTGTTATTGTCATACTAGGCTTTGTGTCTTGATGAACTGGGCAAATAGCAGTGTAGTTCTTACCATTCTTTCTGACTTTATCTAATGAATTCAATATGTTATCTAGCATACTTACTTCCTTTTGCTTTCTTAATCGCTAAATGTTTTAAATGGTTTTTCACATTCTGGTGAACCTTATCAACTGGTGCTGGTTGTATCTGTGGGAACTCACCGAACTTATTCTTATACGTGTATGCTACCCAGCCATCTTTATAGCCCTTTTCCTTTGCTAGTAGGTTTAAACTACCTAACCAGATCGCCTTATGCTCATCACCCATCTTATCAGTCTTAGTTATTAGGGTTAGTTCTTCCTCAGTTGTTTTTATCTGCTCAGTGATTGGTATCTCATATCCACATGCACATCGTAAACCAACCATTAGCCCGAAACACTGTGGACATTCTCTAGCCTTGCTTTCTTTCTTTTCTTTGACCTGATTCTTTTCGTTGTACGCTTTCTCACCGTCATCTAGGGAATCTGGCACTATATCTTCTGGGAATCCATGCCTAGCGATATTACCAGCGTGATCTAAGTAGACTGCATACTCTTTGCTGTCATGTAGCCTAGCTATGCGTCCAGCGCGTTGTACGAACTGAATTAAACTCGTAGTAGGATAACAATCTATTAGGCATGATATGTGTGGAGCATCGTACCCAGTACCCAGTAGCATTGAACAACTCAAGATCTTAAACTCACCAGCCTCGTGACCTTTGTAAATAGCTTGTCTCTCCTGCTCATCCATGTAGCCGTCTATGTGTACTGCTTCAATACCAGCCTTATTAAACTGGTCAACCAGATACTTCGAATGCTTAACACTTGGACTAAATGCAATGGCTGGTCTATTGTATGCTAGTTTTGTGTAGTTTAAGATTATATCACCAGTTAGATACTCACTGTCATCATCGATAGCTTTTTGTAATGCCTTTGGATCATAATCCCTAGCGCCTGTAGGTAAGGTTTTTTTCTTTAAACCTTTAGTGTTAGCACTTGCACCGCCATAGTATTTAACTGGGCATAGATACCCCTTATCTAAAAGCTGTCTAGTAGTGATTGGAACTATCAGATCATCATAAGCTAAGCCTAACCCCTTGGAGAATGGCGTAGCACTTAACCCAATAAATGGCACATTAGAATAGCGATCCATTAGCTCTTGTGTGGTTTTGTAGTGAGTATGACATTCATCGACAATAGCTAGATCGAACTCAGGCTTTCTGTACATTCTAGCGACTGACTGAATACTGGCTATCTGGATCATTGCATCTCTGTTTGTACGCTCATGCTGTGATTGTATTACACCAACCTCCACACCAGCCTTATCGAATGCTGCTAATGCTTGCTGTACTAACTTAACCCTGTCACAAAAGAATATACACTTTTTACCTTTCTTAGCTGCCTCAGTCAGTATATGCAATGCTGTAATCGTTTTACCGAATGAGCAACATGCTGCTAGTAGTGGACGTTTACACCCTTTACTAATAGAGTGCCTCAACTGGTTTACCGCTAGTGTTTGATGATCTCTTAACATAATTCCCCCGAATTATTACAGTAATTCTTTTCTATCAATGTAGCTAGTGTGAGCATTGTGATTGTGCGGTCTAAATACGAATACAACCGATCCCTTATTATTTCCTTTCTGCGGCTCTGCGTCCATCTCAAAAGACAATCGACCACCGATAATAAATCGCACCTCAGAACACTTCTCAAGCGCTCTCTTGAACCATCCCACACTTGGATCACACATTACCAGCATAACCGTAGTTACACCCTTATCTTGATCGCGTATAGCTTTATCAACCCAAGGCATGATATTAGAATACGGTGGGTTGCACCACGCTGTGAAGTATTCCATATTCCAATCCTGAGCCAAGGCATCATCTTCTTTAGTGAAGTAGTTGAAACATTTTGCGGTGCTATCCTCTGCGCAAACATCAAAATCAAAGGTAAACTCTCTATCAAAATAATCAAATACTGATTGTGGCGTAGCGTATGTGTCTTTTTTCATAATTCTAAATCCTTGATTCTTTTCTCATCAAAGTAATCCTCTACCGCTCGCCTCGCCTTAGCTTGACGCTCCTCAGCTGGTGTGACACGCCTAACCTTTTTATTAGCTCTACGTGCTTTTAGTATCTCCTCAGATAAGTAATTTCTATACATTATAAACATCCATTATCATTACCATGTTTAATAAAACAGAACCAATAAGCATAGCGTAAACTAATGCACACTCAGCCTTAGCCTTGTTATATTCCTCTTTCATTTGCTTATAGTTGTTATCAGTAATGTAATCTATTATCTCATTAGTATTTGATTTCATTGTTTCGCCCCATTGGATTGAATTCATTAGTATATAAAAATCTATCTTTAAGCGTCATCTGACCGTTACTAATGTAGATAGAAAAGCACTTTTTTAATGCTGGTATTAGAACGCTAGAATTAACCTTGATTTGTCTAAACGTGCGACCTAGAACCAGATACTCATACACTCCTCTCTTTACTGATTGAATTGCATCTAGTCTATTGGTGATAAATGAACACTGGTCATTAGTCATCTTGCCCGCATATCTTTATGATCAATCATTCCTCTATCTCCAGATTATCAGCATGATCAGCGAAAAGTGTGATCTGATATATCTTTCCGTTTTCTTGTGTGATTGTAATCATCTTATATACTGCGTCACCCACTACCGCAGTTCCGTCAACATTGATGCTTTTTACTTCGTGTACTGTTTGTGTAATCATTTTTATTCCCCTTTAATTGAAACTTAATACTGGACTTAATTTAGTTATATGTAAACACTTTTATTATCTTTTTTATTAAATTATCCTGCGGTGTTTTCTTCACCAGTTGTAAGCATCACTCTTTGCACGTTAAAGGATGTCAATTTTTTGTCAGGATAAAACTCGTTTAGTCTTTTTTGACCATTTTTAACTCATAGCCACATGCTTGAGCTAGGTCTAGTAATACGTTGAATGTGGTATCTGTCTTACCAGTACGCCAGCGCTGAATACTATTAATGTGATAACCAGTAGTCTCAGATAGCTCTCTAGCCGTCATGTAACCCATCATCTCTCTAACTAGATCGCTGGTTCTCATATTGCGTCACCATGTTCCTGTAGAATCAGATCGCATATCTCATCAGCATAAGCCTCTACAACTAGATCTAATATGTCATCATCTGCGCTATCAGAACTATAATCGACCAGCTCAACACTTGGATCAATCTCTGGATCTGTTTCTGTTGCGCTCTGTCCAGCATCTATTCTATACGTGAAGTAAATAGATAGCCCTTTAAAGTAAATATCATTGCAATATTGTGTACTATACATTGGTCACCTCTACTTTATATCCACATGCTTTAGCCATTTTCACAAAGTTTTTATGACTAGGCTCATTACCATTATTAAGACTCTGCCACACTGTCATGTATGGAATGCCTGATTCGATTGATAGTTCTTTGATTGATAGATCTTTAAACTCCATCATCATTCTTATCTTATCTGCTGTTGTCATATTTGTATGGATCATAATAACCCCAACCATGCTAAAAATAATAAACCCATAAAACAGCCAACAGCCATCATTGCGAATACTTCCCATAATTTAGGGCGCTGTGTGTCTGCTACTCTGCGTTTTTGTTGTGCGTAATCGTGCTTCATAATTTTTTATTCCCCTGTGAGTGAGATTGAATCTTATCACTACATTTAGTTAAGCGTCAAACACTTTGTTATCTTTTTTGTTAATTTATTTTAATGACTCGAATCTTTCTCTTTTAGCGTTGGTTATAACAGTTCCGACTGCGTACAATTGCCAGTGTCTATTATTCTCTTGTCTGACTAACTTTGATTGCTGGTATTGATTGATCAGATCCTCAGATGAATACTCAACCAACCAATCAGGTGTG